GACATGAACCTACCAAACCTTCAGTTTTGGAATTGTATGGACTACGGGGTTGTCTCGGTGGATAAGAAATTTATTGGTTCAATGGACTTTGAATGTTATACTCGGGACTTTGGTAATGTAAAAGGTACATATGTCTGTACAATTGATAACTATCACCATGATCCAGACTATGTTGATTGGGCAACGAGTGAGAATCCTGCGGAACACAAATCTCATAACCTGATTGAACTTGAGAATGGACAGTATGCACTGTATCCAAACAACAGATTACGTATTTTTGACAATAGTCTGACTCCTGTTGATCCCAAAATGCCTGATTTTAAGGTTTCGACTCAATATTATCAAGTTGAAAATGGATTTGAACGACTTGGAATGGGTAGAGAGGACGAATATTTTTGGAAGACCGCACAAGAACGTGAAAATTCATCCGAAGAGGGTGAAAAATAAATAAAATAGGGATAGAAACCCCTCAAAAAGTTCTATTCTAACAAAATAGGAGTAAAATGGGCAATTCACCAGTTGATAGAAACAAAAATTATATGAAAGAAGTGTGGGGAACAACAAGTTTGACCACAGATTACTGGTCATTACCTAAAAAAACGAATGATCCAGAAGAAAGAGTGCTCCAAGAGATTATGCACGACGATTTAAAGGAAGGACAGAAGAATCTTCAGGAATAGAGTATAAATATAATTAAGAAAACTCTTTAACAATGGCAATTCAGAGGATATCACGGGCATTTAAGGACATTAGTTTGTCTTTTGAGCCCCATCCTGTGACAAAAGACTTACCCATTCTCAAAAACGAGATAGCAATTCGTAGATCTGTGAGAAATATTGTTCAGACAATACCTACCGAAAAATTCTTTAATTCAATATTCGGATCTGATGTAAGAGGAAGTTTATTTGAGTTTGTTGATTTCGGTACTGCCTCTGTAATCAGTGATCAAATTATGATATCCATTAATAATTTTGAACCAAGGGTTAATAATTTACAAGTCGAGGTTCTACCAAGACCAGACCGTAATGCATTTGATATTACTGTAGTATTTGATATTATTGGTCAAGAGTTTCCAACACAAGAATATTCATTCCTTTTAGAGGCAACAAGGTAATATGCCTTTTACAAAATTCGCCAATTTAGATTTCGATCAAATAAAAGAATCTATCAAAGATTATTTACGTGCAAATTCAGATTTCACAGGATTTGACTTTGAGGGTTCTAATCTTTCAGTATTGATCGATACTTTAGCATATAATACTTATATAACAGCATTCAACTCAAACATGGTTGTGAATGAGTCCTTCTTGGACTCTGCAACACTCCGTGAGAACGTTGTTTCCCTTGCAAGGAATATTGGGTATGTTCCTAAGTCAAGAAGTGCTGCAAAGGCATCTATAACCTTTACAGCAAATGTTACTGGATCCACATCACCAACTTTAACATTAAAAAAAGGATTAGTTTGTGTTGGAAATTCAAACGATACTTCATATACATTTTCAATATTAGAAGACATACAGAGACCAGCTGGTGTTGTAAATTTTGATGTTGGTGGTGTTCCTACTACTGGAAGATTTGCAACGTTTTCAAATATTGATGTTTATGAAGGAACTTTTCTTACTAAACAATTTTTAGTTGATTCATCCTTAAATCAAAACTTTATTCTTAATAATTCATTTATTGATACTTCAACGATAAAAGTATATGTAAAGAAAGAAGGGGAATCCGGATTAGGGATAGAATATAAATTAATTAATAATATCACTAATGTTACAGGAACTTCTTTTGTTTATTTAATACAAGAAGTTCAAGATGAAAAGTACGAACTTTTATTTGGTGATGGTTTAATTGGAAGAAAACTGGAGACAGGAGAAATAATCACTGTAAATTATCTTATTACTAGTGGAAAGGAAGGTAATGGTGCGAATAGATTTTCATTTTCTGGAAATGTAGTTGATAGTGATGACAATACAATTTCTCCAGAACCATTTACTGTAACTACAAACCAATCATCTGCGAATGGTGGAGAGATTGAATCTATAGATTCTGTTAAATATTTTGCTCCAAGAATATATTCTGCACAGAATAGAGCAGTTACTGGAAGAGATTATGAGTCGATTATAAAAACAATATATCCAGATACTGAATCTGTATCTGTTGTTGGTGGTGAAGAATTAGATCCTCCGGAGTTTGGGACAGTTCAAATTTCAATTAAACCTAAAAATGGATTTTTAGTATCTGAGTTTAATAAATCTAGGATTTTATCACAACTTAAGCAATATTCAATATCGGGAATTAATCAAAAAATTGTAGATCTTAAAATTTTATATGTTGAGATTAACTCATTTGTTTATTATAATGATTCGATGGTATCAACATCTGAAGATTTAAAATCTAAAATAGTCAATTCACTTACAAATTATTCCGAATCAGCTAACTTGAATAAATTTGGAGGGAGGATTAGGTATAGTCAAGTATTACGAACTATTGACGGCACAGATACTTCCATAACATCAAATATTACTAGAGTTACGATAAGAAGAAATTTATTTGCACTGCTTAATCAATTTGCACAGTATGAATTGTGTTTTGGAAATCAGTTTCATGTTTCTGAAGATGGAAGAAATATCAAATCTACTGGATTTAGAATATCTGGAGAGAGTGATATTGTTTATTTGACTGATATACCAAATGCCGATAAAAAAACTGGTATTCTTTCAATTGTCAAGAATTTATCAGATGGAACTATAAGAGTTGTTGCAAAGTCTGTAGGAACAGTTGATTATATTAGAGGTGAAATTAATCTAGGGACAGTAAATATCACATCAACTGTTAGACCAAATAATATTATAGAGATGCAAGCATTTCCAGAATCAAATGATGTTGTTGGATTGAAAGAACTTTATATCAATTTTGACATTGGAAAAAGTAAAATAAATATGATTAAGGATGTTATTTCATCTGGAGATGAAATATCAGGTACAGTCTTTAACAGAGATTTTTACACATCAAGCTATTCAAACGGAAGTTTAATCAGAGAGTAATATGATACAAACTGGAATTGAATCTAGAGTCAAGATTCAGGACATAATTTCTAATCAATTACCCGAATATGTTTTGGATGAAAGTCCAAAGGCATTAGAGTTTTTAAAACAATATTATATTTCTCAAGAGTATCAAGGTGGTCCTGTTGATATTGCAGAAAACCTTGATCAGTATTTAAAAGTAGATAATTTAACTCCAGAAGTAGTTGTAGGATTTACAACTTTATCCTCCGATATCGGATCTGATGATAACACAATTAGTGTTCCTAATACAAAAGGATTTCCTGAACAATATGGATTGTTAAAGATTGATAATGAAATTATAACATACACTGGAGTTACTACAAACACTTTTACTGGATGTATTCGTGGTTTTAGTGGAATTACTAGTTATCATCATGATCTAAATGCAGAAGAATTAGTATTTTCGGATACAACTGCTGATTCTCATACTTCAAATTCCTCAGTGCAGAATTTAAGTTCTTTATTTTTAAAAGAATTTTACAAAAAATTAAAATCTACATATACCCCTGGATTTGAGAATAGAGTTTTTAATCCTGAATTAGATGCTGGAAACTTTATAAAAGAATCTAGATCATTTTACGAATCTAAAGGTACTGATGATTCTTTTAGAATATTATTTAATGTGTTATTTGGAGAAACTCCAAGAATAATTAATCTTGAGGAATATCTAATAAAACCATCAGATGCAAGGTTTATTAGAAAAGAAATATGTATTGCCGAAGCTATTAGTGGTGACCCTGCAAAAATAATTGGACAAACATTAACAAAATCAACAGATCCTACAACTAATGCCTCTATATCTTCAGTTGAAATATTTACAAGAGATCAAAAGGTATATTACAAAGTAGGGTTATTTGTTGGGTATGGTGATAATAGTAATGTTCAAGGTAATTTTATAATTACTCCCAACTCAAAAGTTTTGGAGAATGTCAGTATTGGTGCTTCTATAATATCTGTAGATTCTACAATTGGATTTGGACAGGCTGGAACAGTATATTCCGGAAATAATACTATTGCATATGTTGATAAGAGTATTAATCAGTTTTTAGGATGTTCTGGAGTTGTTGATACCATTACTGCCACAGATAATATTTTTTCAGATGATACATATTTTTCCTATGAAGATGGGGATGTAACAAAACAAGTTGTTCTCAGGTTAACGGGAGTCCTTTCAAATTTTGTTCAAAAATCAAATTCAATTTCTGTTAATGAAGGGCAAATCTTAGGAGTTAAGAGTATTGGAACTTTAATTGAAAATCCAGAACAAAATAAAACATATACAGAAATTTTTGCAAATTCTTGGATTTACAATACTAGTTCTTCAATAGAAATTGATAGTTTTATTGGAGGATCAAATCCAACTGGTGTTATATTAAAAACTTCTGTCGATAGATCTCAATTGAAAAGAGGTGATCGAGTAGAATTTATAGATGAACAAACAAATAATGTAATATACCCCACAGATACTTCAGATCTACCCTTTGTGAATGCTGATATTACATCCAATTCAGTTTTTATAGGAAATTTAAGTTCTTTTTCTCCAAATGAAGGACAATCTATAAAATTGAGAAGAAAAATCAATAAGGCAAATAGTGCCTTTGTTGATTTTAAATATCAAAATAATAGTATTATTTCTGATGTTCAGAACATGTATGTTGATGATAATAATTTTGCATACATAGCATCAAATTCACTTCCATCCTGGGGAAATGAACTTACAAATTCATATGCATATCAAATAAAAGAAAAAATTAAATCGGCATCAATCTCTTCTTCTTCTGGAAGTATTGTTGATTTAGATGTTAACACTGGTTTATATTCCACTATTTTCTTTGATACTCCTGTCCCTTTTATAAGTGGAGAGAAAGTTCAATATACTTCATCTGGAGAACTTTTAAAGGGATTAGAATATGGTTCTTATTATGTTAAGATTGTACCTAATAGTGGTGGCAAAAAAATAAAACTTTTTAGTTCCCCCTCCTTTTTAATTTCTGATGCAAATGCTGTTCAATTTAAATCAACTACTTCAGTATTAGAAACTCACACATTTACTTTATTTTCTCAAAAATCAAGAATAATAAATCCTCAGAAAATTTTAAAGAAATTTTCTTTAAATCCTAATATTAAAGATGGTATTGGAGAAGAAACAGTACCAGGATCAATCGGAATGTTGATTAATGGTGTAGAAATTTCTAATTATAAAACTTTTGATAAAGTTTATTATGGTCCAATCAAAAATGTTAAAGTTTTGAATGGTGGATCTAATTTTGATGTTATTAATAATCCATACATAGGAGTATCTACTAGTGCTGGAACGACATCTTTAGTTTTACCAGTTATAACTGGTAAAGTAACAGATATTCTTGTAGATAAGCAAGATTTTGATATTAAAGAGGTATTGTCAATTAATGTTACTGGTGGAAACGGATCTGGAGGATCCTTCGAACCAGTATTAATTAAAAGAAAAAGAGAAATATTATTTGACGCAAGAACGACTGCACAGGGTGGTGGTATAAGTACATCCACAAATCAATTAACATTTTTGAGTGACCATAATATTTCTAATGGCCAAAAAATTACCTATAGAAATAATGGCAATCAAAGTGTTGTAATTGGGGTAGGATCATCCACATTATCTGACAATGCAAATTATTTTGCAAAAGTTGATAATAATACAACAATAAAGTTATTTAATACCTTTGATGATTATTCAAATGAAACTAATCAAATTTCTTTTGCAACCACTTCAATAAGTGGAGTGCATAAATTTTTAACAGAATTATCAACAAATACTATTTCAGAAGTAAAAATTATAGAAGGTGGATCATTTACAAATAGAAAACTCTTAGTCAAACCAACAGGAATTTCCACTTCGCAAAATTCTATAAACTTTGATAATCATGGATTTTTGAGTGGAGAAATTGTAGAATATTCTACTGTTGTTGGATTAGGAACTACACAACCACAAACTATTTCTGGATTAACTACAACTAATCAATATTTTATTTTAAGAAGTGATGAAAAATCTTTCAGAGTATGTGATGCTGGTATTGGAGGAACAAATACTACAAATTACGATCAAAATAATTTTGTAAAATTCTCTTCTGTTGGAACTGGTTTTCAACAATTTAAATATCCGGATATAAAAGCAAATATTGAGTTTACAACAGTTGGTATTTCAACATTAACACAAATTCAATCCATAACTGCAACACCAATTGTTAAAGGATCTATTGAAGAAATTTATGTTTATGAACCAGGAACTGAATATGGTTCAAATATTTTTAATTTTGAAAAGAAACCTTCTTTCACAGTTAAAAATGGTAGAGATGCTCAAATATCTCCCGTTATAGTTAATGGATCTATTAATGAAATAAATATGCAATTTGGTGGGTATGAATATTTTTCGATTCCAGATTTGATAGTTTCAGATCCAACTAATGCGGGGAGTGGTGCTAAGTTAAGAGCTATAGTTACTAATGAAAGAATAACTGGAGCAAATATTATTAATGCAGGAATAGGGTACTCTACTTCAAGCACAATTAAAGTTGTTCCTAGTGGGGATGGTGAAATTTTAGATGCATCTATAAGAGAACTTACTTGCAACCAAGTCGAAAAATTTAATACACTACAAAATGAAATATTAAAAGATGAAAATGATGAATTATCATATTCAGTATCTGGATATTTTAAAGATTTACAATCTTCATTTAATGATACCGATTCAACTTTGTCTAATATTATTGGATGGGCATATGATGGAAATCCTATTTACGGACCATATTCGATTGTAGATCCAGAGAATATAAGTTCTGGTATTAAGACTATGACATCTGGTTATGCAAAAAATGCATCCAATGTTTACAATAGACCATCAACGTCAGATTTTCCTTTAGGATTTTTTGTTGAAGATTATAGTTTTAATAGTGAAAATGGAACTCTCGATAAAAATAATGGAGCATTTGTAAGGACAGAAGATTTTCCAAATGGAGTATATGCATATTATGCATCTATAGATTCTATTACAGGAGAACCACAATTCCCGTACTTTATTGGAAATTCTTTTAGATCAAATACGATTGATGAAAATCAAAGTTTAAATCAAGAATTTGATTTTAATAATTCATCTCTTTCCAGAAATACTTTAGGGTATAAAATTATAGAATTGAATGCTAGTAATGATTTTCTTATTGAAAATGATGCAATTAAACAGCAGCAAGTAAGTGTTGATCACATTAGTGAAGGATCAATTTCTGGTATTTCTGTTATCAATAGTGGAGATAATTATAAAGTAAATGATTTGTTGAATTTTGATAATGATGATACTAATGGTGGAGGAATTTATGCTAAGGTTTTATCTTTAAAAGGAAGGGGCATTGATAGAATTGATACTTCATATGAAGTTTATAATGATGCAGTATTTACTTGGAGAGGAGATGATAAAGTAAACATAACAATTTCTCCTTTCCATACACTATTAGACAATGATTACATCTCAATATCTGGATTTAGCACTTCAAATCTTTCCATATTAAATGGATTTTATAAAATTAATGTCCCACCTATTCCAAATGTGGGATTAACAACAGAAATTGCATCATCTGGAGCGGCTACAACAGAAATATATGTAACACAGGTTCCACCAGGAGTTTCTGTTGGCAGTAGTATTGGAATTGGAACTGAAACTTTAGAAATTTTAAATGTATATCCAGATAAAAATGTTTTTAGAGTAAATAGAGGTCTTCCTGGAACTGGACATACTATAGGGGTTGCAGTATCATTTAAACCAAAAACATTTATAATTGATAAAAAGGTAGATTATTTTGAGTCTAAAGTGAACAATAAAGTTTACTTTAATCCACAAGAATCGGTTGGTTTCGGAACAACAGCAGGAACTGGACGTAAGGTATCATATTCTTTTGGAGAAGAGATAATTACGGGATCCATTCCCACACAAAGAATTAGTATTAAAAATCATCCTTTCGAAACTAATCAAAGGATTACATTTAATCAAAATGGCAATTCTGTTATTTCAATTTCAACATCTCCTACAGGAACACAATTTGATTTGCCAACAACAGTTTATGCAGTTAATAAATCTCCAAGCACTATTGGTATAAAAACTACTTTGACTTCTGACGAAGTTTTCTTTGTAGCAGGAGGTGATAATGTTGACGATTATTATTTCGATACTAATAACGTACAAAAACTTGCAAAAGTTGAGAAAATTTTATCAACAGTTTCAATATCAACTTCTTATTATCATGGATTAATTAAAGGTGATTCGATCACCATGGATATAAATCCAAACCTTTCTGTCGGTATTGGAACTTCTACAGCAGTAAGATTAAATAGGAATTTATTTACAAATAATTTACAAATTAATCCTATAGGATTTAACTCTCTAGGAATTAATACAATTTCAAATCAAATTACCATCGAAAATCATGGTCTAGAAACTGGAGATAAAGTATATTACGAATCTGATTCAGTATCTTCTGGTTTAGATACTGGATCATATTTTGTATATAGGGTCAATTCAGACAGTATTAAATTAGGTCATAGTAATATTAATGTAAATCAAAATCCACCAGTAGTCGTAAGTATTGGTGAAACTGGAGGATCATCTCAAACTATATCTTTAATTAATCCAAGAATACAATCGGTATCAAATAATAATTTAGTATTTGATCTTACAGATTCTTCTTTAGAGGGGTATTCATTTAAACTTTATTATGATAAAGATTTTAATAATGAGTTTATATCAACAGGTTCTACAGAAACGTTTAGCATATCTAATGTTGGAACAATAGGAATAACTACTAATGCTTCAATTACTATTAATAGTAGTTCTGAATTACCTAAAAAACTTTATTACTCTTTAGAGAAATCTGGGTATATAAGTTCTTCTGATAAAGATGTGAACAATTTTTCAGAAATTTTATTTATTGATAGTGCATATAATAAAACTTATAATGTTTTTGGTATAGGATCAACTACTTTCCAAATTTCTTTACAAAAATCTCCAGAAAAATTGACATATACTTCTTCTGAGTGCGATAATTTAGAATATACAACAACTTCAATATCAGCATCTGGCCCAGTAAATAATGTTAAACTTATATCTGGTGGATCTCAGTATAAAAAATTACCTTCACTTTCAAATGTCAATACAATAAATGGCAAGAATTTATCTGTTTCCTTAAAATCTAATAGTATTGGTTTAGTTAAAGAAACTAGATCTATTAATGAAAAATTTGAATATTCTTCGGATAAAACTTTAAATCCAAAAGTTTTTATATCCCCAAAAATTATTTTAAAAGATTCAAATACAATTGGTATTGTAACTATAACTTCTGGTGGATCTGGATATACATTGCCACCAACAATTGTCATTATTAACAGTGGCACAAGAACTGAAGTAAAAAATGGAGTGATTGAGGCAAAACTGACTGGTAATTCAATTACCGATTTAATTATTGATGTTCCACCTAAAGGAATATCCGACCAATCAGCAGAACTTTTTGCTATTAACAACACTAATGGAATTAGTATTACTAAAGTTGAATCACAAGAAAATAGTGGAATTTTTACATGTATTCTTACAACACCATCTTTAGGATTTGATGAGAATGTTTTTTCTGTGGGTGAAGAAGTTTTTGTAGAAGGAATACAAAAGTCTAGCACTACTGGAGATGGATTTAATTCTAGTGATTATGGATATAAATTTTTTAAAGTGGTAAAATATGAAAATAAATTAACACCTGGATTATTTGATGATCAAGTTACTATTAGTATTGCAGGATTGGGAACAAATGTAGGAGTTGCAAAAACAATTCAAGATTCATTTGGAAACATTATTGCCAAGAAAGATTATCCAACTTTTTCATTGTTATTATCTCCATCAGGATTCGAAATTGGTGAGGCATTAATATCTGATGGTATTGAGACAGATCTCAAAGTTACTGATTATGATGATTCAGGATCTCTTAAAGTGCTTGGAACATATGATCTTTCTGTTAATGAAATAATTGTCGGCAAGTCTTCAGGAAATGTTGCTACTATAGAATCTTTAACACCTTATGATGGAATTTTTGAAATCAAATTCTCTAATAGAAAGAATCAAGGTTGGGAAAATCAAACTGGAAAATTGAGTGAAAATTACCAAGTTCTTGCAGATAATGATTATTATCAAAATCTTTCATATTCTGTCAAGAGTAAACAGCAATGGAATGATATTAGAACACCCATCAATAGTTTAGTTCATTCAATTGGTATTAAAAATTTCGCAGATACAGAAATAATTTCTGATGGAGACGGAAGAGTTGGAATTGAGAGTTCTTCTGATGCAACGACTATTATAAGAGATTATATTAGTGAAAAGAGAGTTGACACTATCAATAGTTTTGATTTTGTGAGAGATATAGATCTAGTATCAAATAAATCTAAATTCTTAAAGTTAAAAAATAAAAAACTTACAAACTATCAAGAATCAATATCTAATGTTGGATTAAAAATTGATGACATTAAAGAACAATTTTCTAACTTTGAAGACGAACCTTTACCATATATAAACATTTTAAAAATTAATGATGAAGATATTTACAATAACTATCTGTTTAAAGTTTCTGATGTAAGTGGAAAAAATCAGGTCCAATTAACAAGTTTATTGTTTCTTAACAATTCAACCAATACCAACGAAAATAATATTGCTTTTTTAGAAAAACAATCTTTAGTTAATGTAGGATCTGGATTTACTACAACTGATGGAGAGCAATATGGAGATTTTTCAATAGAAATTGATGAGTTTGGTGATAAGTATGTGAGATTTACTCCTAAAGATGCTTTCAATACTGAATATGATATTAAGTATATTGATAAAGAATTTAATAATGAAAATATTGGAGTAGGTACGACATCGATAGGATTTATTGATATAACTTCTCGTAGTCAAGAAATTCTTACAGGTACTACAATCAATGTTATTGGAGTCTCAACAGATAAATTTGTATCTTTCCATGTTAATGCACAAGTTTATAAAGAAGTCACTAATGAGATGAATTTTGTAGAGTTGTATGTAACTCATGATGGGATAGATACAAATATTTCAGAATTCTATTTTGATACTGAAGATTTTTCAAGATCGTCTAATCTTTTGGGGCATTTTGATTCCAATATAGATTCTGGATCATTTAATTTAAATTATACTAATGATACAGATGAAGATGTAATTGTTAAAACACGTATAGTTGGATTTGGAACAAAAAATCTATCAGATTCTGTTGGAATTGGAACATTTAGATACAAGTTACTAAATCAACCAGAAGGTAGTGAAAGATCTGCAATTTATGAATCTGGAGTATCTACGACTACTTCTGGTGTTTCTACTTCTTTCTTGAGATTGAATAAGAATAATTTTGATTCTGCAAGATCTTTAGTTGAAGTTAGTATTGGATCTACAAAATCAATCCATCAAGTTATGATGGTTCAAGATAATACTGATATTTACACTCAACAATATTCATTACTGTCAATAGGAAGTACGAGTGGAGAGTCCACTCCACTAGGAATAGGAACTTTTGGAGGAGAATATTCTGGGGATGATATTTTAGTTAAGTTTTATCCAGATTCTAATTTTACTGGAGATATAAGAATTAATTCTTATAGTGAGTGTTTATACACCACAGTTGATTTTATCAATCAAGCACCAAATCTTATATATGGAAATTCTGTTGAAACAGTAAATACTAAATCATACTTAGCAATTAATGGTGATAGAATTAATAAAGAAGATTTTGTATTGAGATCAAAAACTATTCCAATTTTTGCAAAATCATTTAATCCTTCAGATGTTGATATTCTCAATCTTTCAACAGGAGTATTTTCAATTGATAATCACTTCTTCAGTAATGGTGAAGAATTAATATATACTCCAAAATCCACTTTTGTTGGTGTTGGATCAACTCCAATGATGTATAAAAATGGTTCTGCTGTTGCACAACTTCCTTCTCAAGTTTTTGCTGTCGTTAATAATAATAACAGTTTCTCAATATCAACAGTTAAATCAGGAACAGCTGTTACATTTACATCTGTTGGTGAAGGAAATTCTCATGAATTTTCAATGGCAAAGAGAAATGAAAAGGCTATCATTACTATTAATAATGTTGCACAATATCCAATTGCTTTTGCTAAAGTTTCACAAACTTTATCTGGAAATGGTGGAAGTATTTCAGAATCCGCAACTATTTTCTCTTTGAGTGGTATTACAACCATATATCCTCTTGATATATTGAGAGTTGATGATGAATATATGAAAGTTGTTAATGTTGGATTGGGGACAACAAATATTGGACCTATTTCCAATTCCGGAACAGAAACTTTGGTTGAGGTTGAGAGGGGGTTTGTTGGATCATCTGGAGCATCCCACACAGATTCAACATTATCTAGAATTTATAAAGGATCTTATAATATTGTAGGTGACAGTATTTTCTTTACAAAATCACCTAGAGGTAATCCCAATGTTTCAAGAAGAGATAATAATTTAGTATTCGAAACATCAAAATTTTCTGGTAGAGTCTTCTTAAGAAAGAATTATGCTACAAATTCAGTTTACGATGACATTTCTAGAGAGTTTACTGGAATTGGTAGAACGTTCACTCTCACTGTCGGTGGAGCAAACACTGCAGGTATTGGGGTAAGTGGTGGAAATGGACTTTTATTCATTAATGGAGTATTTCAAACACCAACCACTACGAACAATCCATTAAACAACTTCAGTATTATTGAGCAGACATCACCTACGGGAATATCTTCCATTGTATTCAGTGGTATTAGAACCGAAACATCAGATGCGAATAGCGTTTTTTCTTCCGAATCTGATGTAAATCAGAATCAAATTCCTAGAGGAGGTATTATTGTTTCTTTAGGATCTACTGAAGGAATTGGTTATGCACCTCTTGCTGGTGCGGCAGTAACTGCTGTCGTTGGTGCTGGAGGTTCAATTGTCTCTGCTGGACTTGGAATTACTGATGATAATGGTTCTGGATATAATGGTTTAGTTTCTATTGGAGTAACTGTAGTAGATATAGAATATAATTATAAATTTGTAAGTTCCGGAACAAGTTCAATTACTGATGATGAAAATAACACTTATACGGCAACAAATGCTGTTTATAATTCTGTGTCGGGAGATTTAACTTTAACTATTCTCAATCATGGGTTAACAACATCAAATACAATTGGTATTGCTACTGATGGACTAGTGTTTACTTGTTCTAAGGATAGTCATGCAACAAATCATCCATATCCAAGAGCAATTTCTAAAACCAAATTAAGAAGAGGGGAATCTGGGGGAGATCCTATTCATAACCAACAAGTATCAATTGCATCAACTACATTGAATACAGTTCAAATCAATGTAGGTCCTGGAGGAGGTGCTGGTGCAGGAGCAACAATTTCGGTTGCTTCTATAGGTGTTGGTGGAACTTTATCATTTAATGTTGGTTCTGCTGGAACCAACTACGTAAATCCAGAAATATTTGTTTCCGAACCAACATATGAAAATCTTGAAGTTCAAGGTATTTCTAGAATCGGTGTTGGGGCGACAACTGATACAGGAATTGGATTGTTAGTAAGTGTCGATGTTGATCCAAGTCCTGTAACTGGTATTGGATCAACTTATTTTGAAGTTAGTAATTACTTCATCTCAAGATCTGGATATTCATTTAGAAAAGGTGATGTATTTAAACCAGTTGGACTTGTTACTGCCAAAGGTTTAACATCTCCGATCTCAGAGTTTGAATTTACAGTATTGGAAACTTTCAGTGATAATTTCGGTTCATGGCAGTTTGGAGAACTAGATTATATCGATTCTATCAAAAATTATCAAGATGGAACTAGGATAAGATTTCCACTTTTTTACAATGGTTCAATATTGAGTTTTGAAAAACCTGATAATTCTATAATAGAACTTGAAAATATCTTAATTGTAATTATTAATGGAATTATTCAAGATCCCGGTTCTTCTTATCAATTCGAGGGTGGAACTTCATTCTCATTTAGTGTCGCACCAAAACCTGAAGATAAGATTGATGTTTTCTTCTATAGAGGAACTAGAGGTGAAGATGATTTAGTTGTAGATGATGTTATTCCAACATTAGAAAGAGGTGATGATATTAGAGTATTTAAAAATGATACTATTCTAGAAACCATCACTCAAGATCAAAGAACAGTTTTTGATGTATCTTTTTCGGATAAATTTGAAACAAATTTGTATGTAGATCAAGGTATTGATGAAGTTAATCTTAAACCAATATCATGGACGAAGCAAAAAACTGATAGAATAATTAATGGGGTGTTTGTTCATAAGACAAGAAAATCTACAATTGCTCAAATTTATCCAACTGCAAAAATTATTAAAGATATTACAACTTCTGATGCTAGTATTTTTGTTGATGACATAAGTAATTTTAATTATGGAGTTTCCGCAGAAGGACCATATCAGAACATGAAAGGTATTATTGTTGATGGTAAATTGGATCCCTCACCTGCTAATATTACCGCATCTATTGGTGTAGGAGGAACAGTTTCTGCTCTTACAATTGTAGATGGTGGCAATGAATATGTAGGATCGACAGTAGATATTAAGTTCCAATCACCACTTCAAATTGGCGTTGGAATTGGAACTACTGCTCAAGCTACAGGAACAATAACTAATGGGGTAATTACTGGAACTACGATTACAGATCCTGGATTTGGATATACTATAGAACCTAAAACAATTACACCTCTACCAGATTCGAATACTGAAACTGTAAATAATATTGAATTTATTAAAGGATTTTCTGGAATTATAACAGGAATTGGAACTACTTCTGGATCTGGTGGACATTCATTAGCACTTAAATTGTTCCTCAATACAGGAACAGCAAATTTTGGAGATGATTTGGAGGTTGGGTATCCAATATTCGTTAAAGACACTATAATTGGATCTGGTGTTACGTCAGTGGATAGTTCAAATACTTCTGTAGTTGGTATTGGAACTACCTTCTTAGATAATATTTACTATATTCATCAATTATCCCGTTTTGGTGATCATGTTGGTATCGTTACTTGCAATATTGATTCTGGAACCGATATAACAGGTCTTTCTACAAGTGGAGATTATGTTGGTGAATTTTCTTGGGGATTATTTACATCAATTACAAGATCCTCTACTCCAATTTCTATTGGTGTTACTGGAAAAACTGTAGATGTTGGATTATCAACGTTTCCAACAATTCAGAGAAGAGGTGAGGGACTTAGACTTACTGGATCACTTCCAGAAACTTTAAGTTAATTTTATCCATATAAATATTTAAAAAAACTGTGTAATATGTCTGCTATAGTAACAGATCAATTTAGAATTGCTAATGCTAATAATTTTGTAGATTCTGTGTTGAGCACTGATAATAATTATTATGTATTTTTAGGACTTTCAAATCCCGGAACAACATCTACTCCTGTAGGATTTGGTAGGACTGCAGCATGGGGAAACACTCCATCAAGTCCACCAAGTCCTATTGATAATCAACAGTACTTAAGTCATTATAGAAATACTGCATTATTTGGTAAAAAATTAAATAGTTTGAATGTTAGAAGAATTGTAAAAAAAATTAATTGGACTTCAAATACTCGTTACGAAATGTATCGTCACGATTATAGTATTGGAAATTTAGCACCAATTTCTCAAAGTGCAAGACTTTATGACAGTAATTATTTTGTTATTAATAGTGATTTTAAAGTTTACATATGTATCTCTAATGGGTCTCATGGTGATATTGGAGGAACATCAAACATAAATGGAAATACATCTCAAGATGAGCCAACTTTTACAGATTTAGAATCATCTGCTGCAGGAATAAGTGGAGACGGATATATTTGGAAGTATTTGTTTACTATATCTCCAAGTGATATTATTAAATTTGATTCTACTGAATATATTGTTCTTCCGAGTGATTGGTCAACTTCAACTGATTTCCAAATTCAATCTGTAAGAGATTCTGGAGATTCTGCAATAAACAACAATCAAATAAAATATGTTTATATTGAAGATGGAGGAGGAAGTGTATATACGGCAGGTACTTATGACATTAAAGGTGATGGGTCAGGAGCAAAAGTAAATATAGAAGTTGATACGTCTGGAACTATTACTAAAACAACAGTTGTTTCTGGTGGCAGTGGATATACATTTGGAATTGTTGATTTTGGACATGCAACAACAGATACTATTTCAAACCCTGCAAAGTTGATTCCAATTATACCTCCATCTAGAGGTCATGGTTATAACATATATGAGGAATTGGGATCAGATAAAGTTCTTGCATATTCAAGATTTGATGATTCAACAAAAGATTTCCCAACAGACACAAAATTCTCTCAAGTGGGAATTATAAAAAATCCAGAAAAATACGAATCTACAAGTCTTTACACAGCAAATGAATATTCATCATTAGGAGCAATTAAATTAACGTCAAATTTTATTAGCAATCCTGGTATTGGTGATAAAATTGAACAAACCACGTCAAATGGCACTGCAAGAGGATATGTTGCATCATATGATGCAGAAACTAGAGTATTAAAGTATTATCAAGATAGATCTCTAAACTTTGCCAATACTTTAAATCAAACTGATAGGAATGATGTTACTAGTAAAGCAAATGTTATTAATTTTGAATCATCATCAAATACAGTTTCTAATGTCTCATATGTAGCATCAATTGATACTGATTTCACTGGGATTACAACTACAGTTGGATCCAAAGAAATTAATTTGGGAGTAACTTTTTCATCTGGTCTCTCTAATCCAGAGATAAATAAGAATACAGGAGATGTTATTTACATTGATAATCGTTCTATAGTAACGAGAGACTCTAGGCAAAAAGAAGACATCAAAATTATTCTGGAATTCTAAAGAAAAATGTCGCAAAAAACAAATTTAAATATCAATCCATATTATGATGATTTTGATTCGTCAAAAAACTTTTTAAAAGTTTTATTTAAACCAGGATATCCTGTTCAAACTAGAGAATTAACAACCTTACAATCTATACTTCAAAATCAAGTAGAAGATTTTGGAAGTCATATGTTTAAAGAAGGATCGATAGTGGTCCCTGGAAACATTGGTTATGATGGACAATTCTATTCCGTTAGAGTAAATACGACTCAATTTGGAGTTGACTTATCGGTATATATTGAGAATTTTGTTGGAAAAACTATATCTGGACAGGTTTCTGGAGTTACCGCAAAGGTTCAGAAAGTAGTTCTTCCGTCAGAAAGTGATGAAGTAGATAATATAACTCTATATGTAAAATATTTAAAATCAAATGAAGATTTTGAATTTTCGCAGTTTATTGATGGAGAATTATTATCGGCAAATGAAAATATTGTTTATGGAAATACGACTATAAGTGCAGGATCACCTTTTGCATCTGCAATTAATTCAAATTCAACTGCTATCGCATCGGCATCTTCAGTCGGAGAAGGTATATTTTTTATAAGAGGTTACTTTGTAAAAGTTCCAAAACAAACAATTATTTTAGATTATTATACAAATACCCCATCATATAGAGTTGGATTAAAAATTGACGAATCTCTTATTAATGCAAAAGAAGACGAATCTTTATATGATAATGCAAAAGGATTTTCAAACTATTCGTCACCAGGTGCTGATAGATTAAAAATATCTTTAACACTTACCAAAAGACCTCTAACAGATACAAATGATACTGATTTTGTAGAGTTACTTAGAGTAAAAAATGGAAAAATTAAAAAAATTACAACCAAAACTGAATATAATAGAATTCGTGATTATCTTGCAGAAAGAACTTTTGATGAATCTGGCAATTATACTATAAATCAATTCGATTTACATGTAGAAGAATCTTTAAATGATAGATTGGGCAGTGATGGAACTTTTTTCAGTAATGAAACAACAGATCAAGGAAATATCCCATCGGAAAGTTTAGCAGTATTAAAAATATCCCCCGGAAAGGCATATGTCCAAGGGTATGATATTGAAAAAGTATCTACTTCTATTGTAGATGTAGATAAACCTAGAGATACTGCAGATATTAAGAATACTACAGTCCCATTTGAAATGGGAAATATACTGAGAGTTAATAATGTAACTGGAGTAGCAAAGGTAAGAGAAACAATCGCTCTTTATGCACAATTTGAATGTTCAGGAACTCAAATTGGAGAAGCAAGAGTATATTCATTTACTTTAACTGATGCAGCATATTCTAATGCGGCAACTAGTTGGGATTTGAGATTGTATGATATTCAGACATATACAAGATTAACATTAAATCAATCTGTTTCTTCAGATGAAATAAAACAGTCATTCTTTGTTAAAGGGAATAGTACTGGATCAACAGGATTTGCTACAGCAGACGGATCATCAAATCAAATATTTTTAAGACAAACTTCTGGAACTTTTGCAAAAGGTGAAAGTTTAACTATTAATGGAATACAATCTTCAAGATCTATAACTGAAGTTCGTACATATAACACTCAAAACATTAAGTCAGTAAAACAAACAGCACCTTTTAGTTATAGTAATTTTCAAGCGGATTCAATTTTAGATAAATTTAATTTTCCAGGAGCAGTATCTGAATTAACAATTACTGCAACTGGGGGAGGTATCTCTACAGTAACTTCTCCAGGTAGAACTTTTGTTGGTATTAGAACTGATACTGTAATCAGATATCAACAATCTGGTTCTTCATTAGAATATTTTAATAGAATATCCAGTATTGCAGCAGATGCATTATCATTCGAAATTTCTGCATTATCAACTGTTGCTGGAGTATTTAATGGAGCACTTCCAACATCAGATATTCAAGTTAATGGATTTTTAGGAGCACCAATAGTAAGAGGTTCCGGAACTTTATTTGCTCCCCTAGCAGAACGAAATACATCTAGTATTGATCTTTCCAATTCTCAACTATTCATTACTGAACAGTTAACTGGAAAAGACGTTGATGGCACTGATAATGCTATAACTATCAATACTAGTGATGTTAGTGGTATTACTGATATATCTTGGGTTAATTTTGATCAAGAGAGATTTGGTATTGGATATAGTGGAGGAGGTATAGGAAAGATTACTTCAGATGCATTCAGTATTAGTGGAAATACAGTAACTATTAGAGGTCTAGACAACAGTCTTTCAAATAATGATACTGTTGTTAATGTAACAGCAGTAAAAAATAATATTCAGAGTAAAACTAAAACTTATAGTAGAAGTAGAATTTTATCTGTAAATGGGTCAAAATTAAAAGAGTCTGGAAATAATGTCGCAACCTCTAAAAATGATGGGTTAACATATAATCAATATTATGGTCTGAGAATTCAAGACGAAGAAATATCATTAAATTATCCTGATGTGGTGAAGGTTCTTTCAATTTATGAATCTTTAAATGAATCTACTCCGACTTTAGATATAGTTGATTTTCCAGTTATATCAAATGTTGGAGCAAATGCATTAATTGGTGAAAATATTATAGGAACTAAAAGTAATACTGTAGCCAGAATTGTTACTAATAACACTACATCTCCTTCGTCGGGAAGTGCAAATAAATTGGGAGTTGTTTATTTAAATGAAAACAAATTTTCTATAGGTGAAGCAGTAGTATTTGAGGAGACAAAAATTAATTCTCAAATTGATTCTATAACAAGGGGCAACTATAATGATATAACCGGATCATATGTGTTAAACAGAGGACAGAAAAATCAATATTATGATTATTCAAGAATTGAGAGAAGAAAAAATATTCATGAACCATCTCGTCGTTTATTGATAGTTTTCGACCATTATTCAGTTCCAACGACTGATTCTGGAGATGTATTTACCGTCGATAGTTATGATGCAGAAAGATTTTCTAAAGATATTCCGAATATTGGAGGGTCTATTAGGGCAACAGATACTTTAGACTTTAGACCTAGAGTGGCAATATTTAATCCTGCAGTAACAACTGATAAATCACCATTCGATTTTAATGCTAGAACTTCGGCATTTAATACTTCTCCATTAAGATTATTAGCACCAAAAGAGAATGCAATAGTCAGTCAAAGTTTTTATCTTCCAAGAATGGACAAAGTTTATTTGGATATTCTTGGCAATTTTGTTATTGAAAAAGGAATTTCCTCAAAAAATCCAAAACCACCTACTAAGAGAGGAGATTTCATAGAACTTGCAACAATTACATATCCTGCATATCTTTATAATACATCTAATGCGGGTATTATCTTAACTGATAATAGAAGATACACGATGAGAGACATTGGTATTATTGAAGATAGAGTTGAAAATTTAGAAAGAGTAACAACATTATCTCTTCTGGAAATAAATGCGAACACTTTGCGAATTCAAGATACTGAAGGTAGAGATAGATTTAAAAGTGGTTTCTTTGTTGACTCATTTTCTGATAATTCTAAATTTGATTCATTTCTTTCAACAACTTTGGTTGATCAATCTACTAGAACTTTAAATCCAAACATTAGTAGAAATTCATTAAATTCACTGGTAGCAACTTTAGATGAGTTGTCACCACAAGAACTAGATTTGAATGATGATAGTTTAATTTTATTGGATTCTGCGATTCAAAAAACTGGTCAAGCATTAACTCTTGCATATAACGAAGTTGATTGGCTAGAACAACCATTTGCAACTAAAGTAGAAAATGTAAACCCTTTCAATATTGTTGTTTATGATGGAGTAGTTCAATTACAACCAGAGGTTGATAGTTGGACTAGAACAGTTCAATTGCAGGATGTAAATGTAAACAATAGATTTACACAAGAAGTTAATCTTGTCAATAATCTGGATCTTACTCAAAATAGATCTTTCGATCTTCCGTTAGCTCCAAGATTTAGAGGTGGAGGAAATACTGGTGGAGCATTACAGGCTTTTGCTCAAGGACTCAGTGGCACTGAGAGAAGGAGTAGTACTGCAAGTGATAGTTTTGATACTGTAGATACATTTATTCGTAATGAGGTGGTTGGTACACCTGATGAAGAATTTATGAGGTCTAGAAATGTTGAGTTCAGTGCTTCTAGTCTCAAACCAAACACCAGATTTTATCAATTCCTGGATGGTAATAGTGCTGTTGATTTAATCCCTAAACTAATTGAAATTTCTAATAATAGAGGACTTACTGGAAATGGTTCTTCCGGTGCATTTAGGATTGGAGAAACTGTAATTGGAACTGTTAATGGTCAAGAAAGAATAAGATTTAGAGTTTGTACTCCAAATCATAAATTAGGACCTTTTAATTCACCAACATCAATTTACAATCAGAATCCATACGATCCAAATAATCCCACTATATCCAACAATTATAACTCATCATCGAAAATTCTTAATGTAGATACCGCAGCACTTGCACAAAATTCTCAAGGGGACTTTTTCGGATATCTTGAAAGTGGGATGCAGTTGGTGGGGCAAACTAGCCAAGCAATTGCATTTGTAAAGGATATTAGATTGATATCAGATAATTATGGAGATCTTATTGGATCTTTCTTCTTAAGAGATCCAAATGCAACACCAAGACCTTCAACAAGAATATCTACAGGAACAAAAACTTATAGACTTACATCAAGTTCTACAAATACTCCTGGATTACCTGGAAGCAATTCCGTTTCTTTTGCGGAAACAAATTATACTGCAGTTGCAACTTTAATCAACTTCCAAGCTACGGTAACAACAAATACCACAACTACCACAATTAATAATACTATAAATGCAACTATTGGAGGAACTGTTGAGGTAGGGTATGTTGATCCTCTTGCCCAAACCTTTACTGTTGGTGGAAATATCCAAGTTAAATCTGATATTGATACTGAAGACGATGTGAATGGAGTATTTTTAACATCTGTAGACGTATACTTTGCATCTATTGATAGTGGTACTGCACCTGTTACAGTTCAAGTTAGATCTACATTACTAGGAACTCCTACGTTAGAAGTTATTGGTAATTCATCAGTAACTCTTAGACCTAGATCTGTTGATGCAAATGGTGTTGAAACTCAACTCATTCAAACATCAGATACTGGAGAAATTGCAACTAATGTTAAGTTCCCCGAACCTATTTTCTTGGCACCAGGAAGAGAATACGCGATTGTTCTACTTTCTGCTCAAAGTGATGAATATGAAGTATGGACTGCAGTTATGGGAGAAAAAACTGTTAATACACAATCTCTTCCAGATGTTGATCAGGTAATTTATACTCAACAGTTTGCTCTTGGTGCATTATTTAAATCTCAAAACGGTTCTGTTTGGACAACAGATCAAAATCAAGATCTTAAATTTAAATTATACAAAGCAGAATTTACTGAAACAACAGGATCCGTATATTTTTACAATCCACCATTAGATGAAAGTAATGGATATATTCGAAGATTGAATAGTAGTCCAATTACTATTCTTCCTAAAACAGGAAAAATTGGTATTGTTACAACAGAAAATTCTAGTTTTATTGGTATTGTAACTGTGGGTAGAAAACTTGCAGGATCCAATAATGGAGGATCTGCTATTGTTGTTGGACAAGGAAGTTCTGTTAGTAGTGTTAGTCTCACAGATGCAGGTGCAAATTATCCGGCAAGTGTTACTAATCAAATTGTAAGTACTTATAATATATCTGGAAAAGGTGAAAATCTTAAACTTCTTATTACTACTAACTCTAATGGAGTAATTACTGGTGTTGGACATTCTACTCTCGATTTTGGAAGTGGGTATCAAGTAGGAAATGTTGTAGGAATTCAAACTTCAACAACATCTAAACAAACTGGTAGAGATGCTACAGTTACAATTACTGGAATCACAGGATTAAATACTTTATATCTTTCAAATGTTCAAGGTGAATTTGGTGGAAATGGAAGTGGAAAGGAATTTGCAGTTGGTGCTGCAGTTAGTTATTATAGTGATGCTTCTACAATTGTATCTGCTGCAGGAACAAATATTTTAAATGCCTCTTCAGATGGTGGAGTGTACTCTGGTGATTATTTTAAGGTAGATCATTTTAATCATGGAATGTATTCTACTACTAATAAATTGATAGTAGATAACATTAAATCTGATGTTCCGACAACTGTGTTAAGTTCTCAACTAAATGTTGATGATGTGACAACAATCAGTGTTGCTTCTACAGCAAACTTCGTAACTTTTGAAGGAAAAAATGTTTCTGGATCATATCCAGGATATGTAAAAATTGGAAATGAAATTATCAAATATGAAGGTTTCGGATCTGGAATATTAAATATTAGTAGTAATGGTAGAGGAATTGATAATACTATTGCAGTTAATCACTTTGTAGATGCTGATGTAGAAAAATATGAATTTGGCGGAGTTTCGTTAAGAAGAGTTAATGGGATAACAACCTCTATTGCTTCTCCAATAGATATTGACAGTTATCATGTAAGAATTGATAGGTCATCCAATAAAGGAAGTTCAAGATTGAATGATGGAACTACAGCAGGAACTCCTCAGTTATCATTTAATGATGAAAGATTAATTGGTGGAGATAATGTCACTGCTTCCCAAAACATAATGTATGATGCAGTAAATCCAATATATGGTATTTTGACACCAGGTTCAACAACTTCTGTGACTGGACAAGTCAGAACTGTAACTGCAACAAGTGTTAGTGGAAATGAAGTTTCGTTTAATGATAATGGATATCAACAAATTCAACTAAATGAATTAAATTCTTTAAATTCTGTAAGGATGGTTGCATCAGAGGCAAATCAAAATGAATATTTGACTTCTTTACCAAGAAAAAAATCATTTACTACTGCAATCGTATTTAATTCTAATGATCCTAATAGTGCATTATCTCCAATACTTAATCTTAATCAAGCAAGAACAGAATTTAATCTGTCTCGTTTAAACAAACCAATTGATGATTATTCCAGTGATAATCGTGTCAATTCAATATTATTCGATCCACATGCTTCTGTATATTATTCAAATATAAACACTCTTAAAAATCCAGCTTCTGGACTAAAAGTTATTATTGCTGCAGAAAGACCAGGAGATTCTGATTTTAGAGTTCTTTATACTACAATAAAAGCAGATTCTAGTGAAATTAGTCAATCTTATGAACTATTTCCAGGATATAATAATTTGAAAGAAACTACTGAAGGATTTTTAGTTGTTGATGAATCTAAAAATAGTGGATTACCGGACACAAAAGTTAAAGCAAGTCTTGATGGAGAATTTTTAGAATATGAATTTACAGTTGAAAATTTAGATTTATTCACTGGATACGGTATTAAAATTGTAATGAATAGTTCAAATCAGGCACAAGCACCTCGTTTAGCAGACCTTAGAGTAATTGCACTAAGATGATAAAAGTAAAGGGACATTCAAATCTGTATAGAGATGAAAATACTGGTAGTATTATAAACTGCGATACTACCAATTATAATCAATATGTAAATTCTCTTGTACAAAAAGATTTGCGTAAAAAAGAATTGAATGATATGAAAAATGATATTGAGGAAATTAAAACACTTCTTAAAGAATTAATTAAAAATAACTAGTCAATCAAATTCATATAAATATCTAAAGGTATGTTAGCACCACAAAATAATGTCTGTTTATGTATCAAATATTGTGATTGAGCAGGGATATGATTTTGATACGTCTTTTCAGTTAGAAGATACTAGATCCGGAACTCCATTAATACTAACTAATGCTTCTCTTGAAGCAAAATTGAGAAAGCATTATGGATCAACTACGGCAGTATCTTTTGCATCATCAATTACTGACCCAAATTTGGGTATTATTCAAGTATCATTAGGTTCAACTTTATCTGTTGATCTAAAACCTGGAAGATATGTATTTGATGTGAAAATTACGAATTTTGGTAGAGAATATAAAGCTGTAGAGGGTGCAGCACTAGTACGAGGGGGAGTAACCAGGTAATGCCTAGTATTAACGACAGAATTGGATCTCAGAATGTAATTCGTGTTTTATCCAATGCTTCAGCACCACCATCAAGTGTAATTTCGTTAAGTGATGTAGATTCCACTCTAAAAACTAGAGATGGGATGATCCTCGTATGGGACCTTGACCAATCAAAATTTTTTATGACGGATCAACTCGATTCGACAACTCTTAGTATTGCTGGCATTGTAACATTTTCAAATACTACCAATTCTTCCGCACCTACAAATGGTGCATTAGTTATTAATGGTGGAATTGGAATAGCAAAACAAGTTCATATTGGTGAAAGTGTTTCGGTTGCAGGTATTGCAACTTTCTCTTCTAATGTAGATATAAATGCTGCCGTTGATATTCTCAATGGAGTTACCGCACAATCGACGTTCAAGTCTGTTGGAGTTACGACTCTTGCTTCTTCTGGAGGTATTACCACAACTGGTGGAGATTTGTATGTTGCGGGTGATCTTAATGTAAATGGTGATCTTGTTTATGATGAAGCTAGTGCAAGAAATTGGAATATCTCTGGTATTGCAACTGTAGGAACCTTACTGAATGTAAGTGGAAATACTAACCTTACTAAAGTAAATGTTTCTGGAATATCTACTTTTGTTGGAGTATCTACTTTTAAGAGTGATTTATATGTTGATGGAAGTTTAAATGTTATTGGTGATATTGTTGGGTCAGTAACTGGTAATTTTATTGGTAGAAATTTAAATTTATCTGGTATTGCAACTATAGGAAATTTATTAGATCTTAATGGTAATTTGAATGTATCAGGAGTATCCACTTTTGTTGGTGTTGCAACATATTCTGATAATTTATTTGTTTCGGGAACATTAACTGCTGGACTTATTGATGGAGGCACATACTGATGGCAAAACCTACTACTAGAAAAGAACTTGTCGATTATTGTTTAAGACAACTTGGAGCTCCGGTTCTTGAAATAAATGTTGCCGACGAACAAGTAGATGACTTGGTTGATGATACTCTCCAATACTTTAATGAGAGACATTATGATGGGGTTGAGAAAATGTATCTCAAGTATAAAATTACTGAGGATGATATCAACAGAGGAAGATCTACAGGAACAACTGGAGTAGGTATTGTAACAACAACTGGAACTGCAAATGTTGTTGGTTTTGGTACAACCACCTTTAATTTTTATGAAACTTCAAACTATATTCAAGTTCCAGATTCTGTTATAGGAGTCGAAAAAATATTTAAGTTTGATACTAGCACAATCTCTGGAGGAATGTTTAGTATTAAATATCAATTGTTTTTAAATGATCTTTATTATTTCAATTCAGTTGATTTATTGACATATGCAATGACCAAATCCTATCTGGAAGATATTGATTTTTTACTAACGACAGAAAAACAGGTAAGATTTAATAAGAGGCAAGATAGATTATATTTAGATATTGATTGGAAAGCGCAAACTAAGGATACTTACCTTGTTCTCGAATGTTATAGAGCACTTGATCCTGAAAGTTTTTCTCAAGTTTATAATGATAGTTTTGTTAAAAAATATCTCACTGCATTGATAAAAAAACAGTGGGGACAAAATTTAATCAAGTTTCAAGGTGTAAAACTTCCTGGTGGAATTGAATTAAATGGTCGTGTAATATTAGAAGATGGACAAAGAGATTTAGAAGATATTAAACAGAGAATGTCCTCCGAATATGAATTGCCACCTCTAGATTTTATTGGATAATTATTATGACATTAAATCCATTTTTTCTTCAAGGATCCCCAAATGAACAATTTCTTGTTCAGGATTTAATTAATGAGCAATTAAAAATATATGGTATAGAAGTTTATTATTTGCCTAGAAAAGTTTTTAAAACTGACAATATTATTAAAGAAATACAATCATCAAAATTTGATGATAGTTTTTTAATAGAAGCATATTTGAATAATTATGATGGATATGCTCCTGATAGTGATATCATGACTAAATTTGGTCTTAGATTGAAAAATGAAATAAATTTAACTATATCGAGAGAGAGATATGAAGAATTTATTGCACCATTTTTAAATGGTATTCAATCAGGTTCGTCGGCAAATGATGCCGATTTTCTAGGATTAATTGAAAGACCCACAGAGGGAGATTTAATTTACTTTCCTCTTGGAGAAAGACTTTTTGAAATTAAAAGAGTCGAATCTGAAAAACCTTTCTACCAATTAGGAACAAATTATGTTTATGAATTAAGTTGCGAACTTTATGAATATGAAAATGAACTTATTGATACAAGTATTGAAGAAGTTGACAGTACTGTTGAGGATGAAGGATACATTACATCCTTAAATCTTGTTGGAATAGCAATTACTGCTTTTGCAAAAACTTCAATTTCTTCTGGTGCTATTAGTGAAATATTTTTGAATAATGATGGTAGTGGATATAGTTCTACACCGATTGTGACATTTTCAGATCCATCCAGTTTTCAAAGTGGTGGTAAGACTGCTGAAGCAGTTGCTATTACGACTAATATTGGCAATGTTCAATCTATTCAAAGACTTGAAATAACTAATTCTGGTTCTGGATATGTAACACCCCCAACAATTACGATAAGTGGAGGTGGTGGATCGGGTGCAGCTGCCACATGTTCTGTTGGAGTAACACAATTTAGTGTTTCTGAAATTGAGATTACTGGATCTGGTCGTGGATATACAGCATCACCTATAGTTACAATTAGTGGACCTGGAACTGGAGTAACTGCAACTGCAGTTGCAAGAATAAATTCGAATACTGAAATCGATTCTATTAGAATACTGAAACCAGGTATTGGATATACTGAGGCACCTACTATTTCTATAACAGGATTATCTGCAATTGGTGTAGGAACTTATGTTTATAATGAAACTGTAACAGGAGAAACTTCTGGAACAACAGCAGTAGTCAGAAATTTTGTTCCTGATAGTAAGATATTGACAGTTTCACTAAATACTGGTGAATTTGGTTCCGATGAAGTTGTAGTAGGATCAATTTCATCAGCCAGATATGTGGTTCAAAATTATAATAATGAAAGTTATGAGAATCCATACGATTCAAATGAAGAATTTGAATTAGAGGCGGATGATATTTTAGATTTCTCAGAGTCAAATCCATTTGGTAATTATTAATGTTAGGAACTTACTTTTATCACGAAATCATAAGAAAAACTATTATTAGTTTTGGAACTTTATTCAATGATATTTCTATCAGACATACAAAGAAAGATGGTAGCATTTTAGATGAAACAAAAGTTGGTCTTTCTTATGGACCAATGCAAAAATTTCTTGCAAAAATTGAACAGCAAGAACAGTTAACAAAATCTGTTGCAATCACTCTTCCTAGAATGTCATTTGAAATGACAAATATTCAGTATGATTCTACTAGAAAAACTGGAGTTACTCAAACATTTAAGGCAAACGATACTACTGATAATAAAACAAAGAAAGTTTTTATGCCGGTCCCATATAATATTGGATTCGAACTTAATATTTTTACCAAGTTAAATGATGATGCTCTTCAAATTGTTGAGCAGATACTTCCTTTTTTCCAACCATCTTTTAATTTAACTGTTGATTTAGTCAGTTCTATTGGAGAAAAAAGAGATATTCCAATTGTTCTTGATAGTATTGATTTTCAAGATGATTATGAAGGATCATTTCAGACGAGAAGAGCATTAATTTACACTTTAAGATTTACTGCTAAAACTTACCTGTTCGGTTCTATTGCCGATACATCTGATGGACTCATTCGTAAAGTCCAGACAGATCTTTATGCCAATACTAATACAAAGACTGCAAAACGTGAAATGAGATATACTGCTGTTCCCGATCCCATTACTGCAGAACCTGGTGATGATTTTGGATTTACAGAGAGTTGGGAATCTTTAGGAGACTCTAAAGATTATAGTCCTACCAGACAAGAGGATATTTGATTGTTATGAATAATAATTATGATTCAATAGATGAGGCTCTGAATATTGATAGTGATATTATAGAGTCAAAACCAATCAAAAAACCAGAGATTATAAAATCGAAGGATGATGATATAGAGAAAGATTATGTCTATAGTCGTGCGAACCTCTACTCCCTCATAGAGAAGGGTCAGGAGGCAATTAACGGCATTATGGAGGTAGCAGGGGAAGGAGGCAGTCCAAGGGCATACGAGGTCGCAGGGCAGTTGATTAAGAGTGTTGCTGATACTACCGATAAGTTGATTGACTTGCAGAAGAAACTTAAGGATGTAGAAGACGAAACTAAGAAGACCACAAATAATGTTACTAATAATGCAGTGTTTGTTGGTTCTACATCAGAACTCCAAAAAATGCTCAAGCAAGGTTTTCTAAATAATAAAGAATAGACTACTTTTCATCGATGAAAAAGTGTAAGCAAGGATATTATTATTGTTATACTGATAAAAAGTGTAAACGAATTCCATTAGGATATCGTGTGGCATCTAGTGGTTATCTTCGCAAAGAAAACGGAGAAGAATCTGGAGAAGATGGTGATAATAATGGGAACGGTAATGGAAATGGTGGAAATGGAAACGGTAATGGTAATGGTGGAAATGGAAATGGTGGAGGAGTAAGTGAATCGAAAAGTGGTGATAGTTCTTTGCGTGACTGGTTTGGTAAGAGTCGTTCTAGTGATGGCAAGCCTGGTTGGGTTCAATTGGGTGGTAAATATGCCGGAAAACCCTGTGCTAAACAACCAGGACAAACCACAAAACCAAAATGTGGATCCAGCAAAATGGCCGCAAATTTAGACGATAAGGAAGAGAAAAAAGCATTTAACAGAAAGCAACGTCAAGATCCAAATCCAGATAGAAAAGGGAAGGCAATCAACGTGAAGACAGAAGAAACTGTAGTAGAAAAGGCAGGTGAGAAAGATGCCTGTTATAAGAAAGTCAAGAGTAGATACAGTGTCTGGCCTTCTGCATATGCTTCTGGAGCACTTGTAAAGTGTCGTAAGGTTGGTGCTGCTAACTGGGGAAATAAGTCAGAGTCTGTAGAGTATTCTGATTGGAGAAATGATTTTCAAGCAACTGAATATGAGTTCGTTGATATTATCAAACCAGAACCAATCAAAGGTGGACAAGAACAGATTGATGAAGGACAGAAGTGTTGGAAGGGATATGAGAAGAAAGGAACCAAAAAAATGTTTGGTAAAACTTATAATAACTGTGTGAAGAAAGAAGAAATAGAAATTGAAGAAAAGGCAAAGGATTGTTGGGATACCCATAAGAAGGTGGGTATGAAGATGAAGGGTGGTAAACTTGTCAATAACTGCGTTCGCAAGGAAGAAAAAGAAGAATCTAAAGTCGGTGGTGGCAACTTAAAAAAACTTACGGCAAAAGCAGTAAGAAGAATTGATGCTGATGTTGATGGCGATATTGATAGTATAGATATGAAATCGCCCGAAACTGGAGTGTTTGTTCCTTCTCCTGATGGAAAGAAAAAATTAAAACCAAAGGTGAGATTTGAACAATCTGATTGGAGAAATGAACTTGAAGAAGGTGCTGCCTGGACTAAAAAATCTGGTAAAAATAAATCCGGAGGATTAAATGAGAAGGGTCGTAAGTCTTATGAAAGAGAAAATCCTGGTTCTGATCTAAAAGCACCTAGTAAAAAAGTTGGTAATCCTCGTAGGAAAAGTTTTTGTGCAAGAATGAAGGGAATGCGAAAGAGACAAAAACCTTCTAATAACACTGGTGATGATAGATTGTCCAAATCATTAAGAGCTTGGAATTGTTAATTAAAAAATATTATATAAAAAGAATATGTCCGAAGATCTAAATAATTTTTTCAAATTAATATCAGAAGATAAGAAGAAAAAGAAGGAAGAATTTGATTCTATGGTGGGAGATCTGGGATTAGATGCTCTCTTCAATGAATTTGCTGGATTGAAAAAGAAAGAAAAAGAAAAAAAATCTAAAAAGAAAGAACCTTCTATAGGTAATATTAATTTAAATTCTGTTTTTGAAGAAGTATCAAATCTAAAAAAAGAAACTAAAAAGAAAAAAATAAAAGAAGAAAAAACGGTTAAAGCTTTCGAAAAATGGTTATATTCTGATTCTGAAAAAGAAGAAGAAGAAGTGATTAATGAAGTTATAGAAAAGTCTCTGGATGAAGTTCTTGAGGTTATTGAAGAAAATGAAGAAAAACTAGAAAAAACAGAAGAAATAAAAGAAAAAACTTTTGTTGATGGATCATTAAAAGTTCTCACTGAAATAGGAAATAATCAATCAGAAAATATTAAAGAACCTGATAAAAAGTTTGCAACTTTAGAAGATTTAGATAGACATTATAAAGTATTTCTTTCTCGTATTCAACAGCAGTTATCTTCACTTGGTGGTGGAGGTGAAGTTCGTCTTGAGTTCTTAGATGATGTCGATAAAAATACCGCAAAGGTTGATGGCAAGTTCTTAAAATATCAGTCTTCAACTGGCAAGTGGATTGGTGCTGATGCTTCCGGAGGAGGAGGTGGAGGTATAAGTGGAATAACCATTAAAGAAGAAGGGTCTGTTATTGGCACTTCAAATAGTATTCGAGATATTAATTTTGTTAGTGATAATTTAACGGCATCCGGATCTGGTATTGGTGCCACCATTACATTATCAGATACACCAACATTTACTTCTATAGTAATAGGATCTGGAGTAACTATTAACTCTGATGGTATCAATGTTACTGGTGTAGTAACTGCCACTTCTTTCAGTGGTTCTGGAATTGGACTTACAGGATTGACTGGTGCCTCTGCTGCAACTTATGGGGATGCATCTAATGTAGCTCAAATTGTAGTAGATTCTAATGGTAGAATAACTGGTATTAGTGAGGTCACTATCTCTGGAGGAGGTGGTGGTGGAAGTCCTGGTGGTTCTGATGGACAGATACAATATAATAATGGAGGTGCTTTTGGTGGTGCGACACAACTTTTTTATGACGACTCAAATAATCGTGTTGGTATAAATTCCGCAACACCAACGGAATCTCTTGATGTCATTGGATCTGTTAAGGCAACAGATTTTAATACAACATCTGATCAAAATTTAAAAGATAATATTAAAACAATTGAAAACCCATTATCAAAAGTTCTTAGTATTCGTGGTGTGAACTTTGAATGGAAAGATAGTAACAAAGCATCTGCGGGTGTTATTGCTCAAGAAGTGGAAAAAGTTCTACCCGAACTTGTTACTGGTCAAAATACAAAAACGGTCAATTATAATGGACTTATAGGACTTTTGATTGAAACTGTTAAAGAACAGCAAAAGCAAATTGATACTTTAAATGAAAAAATTTCCAAATTAGAATAATTAACTAAATACCTATACTAAAACTACCCAGTGTATACGAGGACGGTAGATGGCTATTAAGGTTCAGGGCATAACAGTCATTGATGACGGTAGAAATATCATCAATGGTATAGGAGCATCTTTTACGGGTATTGTTACTGCAACCACTTTTAGTGGTTCTGGTGCTAATTTGACATCAATTCCCAACTCTGGATTATCAAATTCATCAGTAAATTATGGTGGAGTAAGTTTAGCATTGGGTGGTTCCGATGCGACACCAGCATTTAACTTAAGTGATGCAACTAACTATCCAACATCATCCTTAAGTGGTACAATCACGAATGATCAATTAGCAGGATCTATTGCCGATGGTAAGTTGGCAAGTACATTTCTTAAGAATGTTGTTGAGGACACAACACCACAACTTGGTGGTAATTTAGATATTAAT